ACCAGTGCAGAATTCGTAAGATTTGCAAAACGCTCGGTATGATGCGTGTGCGTCGTTCATGAGACGGTCGTAAACATTGCGCATTTCTTCGGAGTCCGCGTTTTCCTTGTCTTCGTAGTATTCGCAAAAAGCGATCCAAGCAGATTTAGCAGCTTCGAGGATTTTTACGAGTTCGATAGTCATTTCGGTTTCCTTCCTGTTGGATTTTCTTACATGAACTATCTTACTCCTAATGCTTAACACTGTCAAGTAATTATTTCTAGTTTTTCAACCGTTCTGCAAGTTTATCAGCAACCTTGTTTGCCAACTTGTCATAGTCGATAGCTACTCCCGAAACCTTCAAGTTCTTGATCGCTTCGGCTGTATCCTTCGAATAGGTGTAAGCCCAACTCCATGCCTGCCAGCATGGAATGTTCCCGCTGTCCCTCGTGCTTATGAGTTCGTCTTTGTTCATTTCGTCTGCTCCTTGTGTGTACCGTCTGACCCCGTAATAGCGTTCGTTGCCGTAGATTCCGTTAACAGCGGTTACGTACGGCCCTCCGTTGGCAAAATGGCTTAGAAACGGTGATTTCGGGTTGCCTGTGTAGAAACCGACGTGCGAACCGTTGCCGGTGGAGAAATCGCTCGAACAGTTGGACGTGAATATAACGTCACCCGGTAGCATTTCATCATATGGCAGATCTGGTGAATATCCGTACCATACGAAATCAAGAAATCCGTTCGACCATTGCGCACCCGTCCAGGTTCCGAGAACGAACGGTTCGATTCCGAACACCTGATAAAAGGCAGCGCATACAATCCCGCTGCAATCGGTGTTATACGGCTCGTAGCGTGAACCTCCGAAAACGTAATCGGTCGAAATCGGCAATAATAGGTTCACCAGATCCGAATTGTTCATTTAGCTTTCCTGTTTCTTGATGAAATCAAGAATGTAATCGAGAGTGACGTTCATCTTGGTAATCGCCTCGGTCATTGCCGTCCGTTCGTCTGAGTGGCGCTGTTCGCTCTCGATCTGCTGTTGCTGGGTTTCGTGATGGAGCCATGCCATGTATATACATGCTGCAATTGGAAATCCTACGGAACCGATCAAGCCAGCGATTGCATTAACATCCATTGAAATCGAGCCTTTCTGCATAATCCCTATCGAGGATATACTGTACTATCTTCGAATCGTACCCTGCACCTTCAAGCGCGTTCTTGCGGTTCCAGCCGAAACCCCAGATTCCACAGGCGCATTCATCGGCTATATTATAGTATTGGTTAACGCGCGTTTGCACTGCCTCGAAATCACTTCCCAACATGCGCTTTCTGTCGTTTCCTGTTCCATATTCTCCGAAGATCGTCTCTATTGCCTTGTCCTCGATTTATTTTTTCATCGGTTATTTCCTTAAAGTTCTTTCTGTAGTTCGGGCATTCGTCCAGCGAGTAGAAAAAGTAATTCGAGCAGTTGCCCGGTTTGCCTCGTTCGTATCGTGGGCATTTCTCGTTATCGCATATCACTTTTCCGACCTGGCTTTCTTGCTGCAGTTCCTTCAAGTGCTTTGTACATTTTCACCTCGGAAATGGGAACGAGTGCATTAGCTCCAACGTACTTCACGCGAAAGCGGCCTTTTTTCATGAGTTGCGAAACACGCGCACGGGACAATCCAAGATAGTTTGCAGCATCTGCAGCGGTTAAAAACTCCTGTTTGTCAATTACAATGGGATTCATGTTGCACGCTCCTTTCATGGTGTTATAATTAACACAATGAAGTATATCACGATATACGGGAAGGGTGGTTCTAATGTTACCGATTATAGCGGCTGCAGCTCGTGCAGGTGCAAGCGCTGCAGCGCGTTCGAAAGCTGCAAGTGCCGGTGCAAAAGCGGCAAGGGCTAAGAAAGCATCTGATGAAATCTATAATGCAAGGCGGCGTTACACTCGTAAAGCCGAACGCTACATGAAACAGGCTGATAAATCATATGGTGCAGCTCGTGAGCGCTATATGGAACTTGCAAAGCGCGAAGCCGAAAAGGCGCTCTCCACCTACGACAAGGAACCGTCATTCCAAAAGCTTTCCAAGGGTCTGCAGCGCGTAACGCTTGAAACGAATGCGCAATTTTCCGAACCTGCTAACGATGCGCAGCGTCAAAAGCTGATTTCCAGATCTCGAAGGGCGCTCGAATCGAACATCGAAGATAGGCGCGAATACGAGGGACGCGCGATAATGTCCAGTTCGGTAGGGTCGCGCATTATCGCATCATTGGAATCTATCTGGCGACCATATGCCGAATACAACGAGAAAACCAAGAAATACGGCATTAAAGATTGGGACGCGGTTGCACCTAAGATATTCGAGCACATGAGCGAGGTTACAGGAACCGAAATAACCGATTGGATGGGTGTTATCGAGGCGTTCGAGAAGAATCCCGAAATCGGCGCGGATCTCTACAAAGACCCGAAAAACGATATCCGTTACGATGCAGTCGTTCAGGCTGCACAAGCGGCATTCAATCTGTAATGGCGGGGCAAAATAGGCCTTATCGGATAATTGGCGCATACGACAGCGAAACGACGAATATAAACGAGAATGGAACGCATAGGGCGTTTCCCATCCTTCATCAGTTGGGAATTCTCGATTGTTCGGTCGAAACCGTCGATTTCGATACGGTAGAACAACATGTCAATATTGAACTGTACCGTCATGCCGTCGATCTCTACGCGCGATTTAACGAGATAGCCGAAACGGGTTTCCCCTATGTTCCCGTTATCTGCTGCCATAACCTTTCATTCGACATGTACGGCCTTAGTCCCTGGCTCGATACGCTTGATAACGTGCGGGTGCTTGCGAAGTCTAAGCGCAAGCCGATTACATTCACCATTTGCGATAACGACGGCAACGCACGTCTAGTGCTATGGGATACGCTCGTTTTCACAGGCCAATCCCTTGACAGCATGGGACGTGATTGCGGATATCTGAAAGCATCGGGGAAATGGGATTACGACCTTATCCGCTCTCCCGAAACACCGCTCACGGATGATGAAATCGAGTATTCGAAGAAAGATATCTATGTATTGTTGGCATACATGGCGTGGTGGCTGCAGCGGAATCCCGATATCGAACCATCTAAGCTTGGTTTGAACGTGGTCACGAAAACGGGCGTTGTGCGCGAACGTCGCAGGATCCTGTTCGATTCGAAACGGGGAAACGGCTGCAAGTACAACATTGGGCGGTTTTGGCACTATCTGAACAAGCAACAGCAGCCTAAATCAGATGACGAGCTCTATACCATGTTTGCCTGTACCCGTGGTGGTTTCACGTTCTGCAGTTCGAGGAATGCGGGAATTCCCTTCGACCTCGAAGGTAGTGACCTTTCAATCATGGGATTCGATGCAACATCGCAGCACCCGGCGCAAATGGTTTCGCATTTCTACCCGGTGAACTTCCACGAAACCGAAGCGCGGACGCTCGATTTCGCTTTTCACAATGTCACGAAAAGAACTGCTGATTACGTTCTAGAGCATTACGAGAAACCGTTCAATGTCGCTTTCAATGCTGCTTTCGAGTTCATCAACCTTCGACCGAAACAAGGTTCGTTGTTCGCTGAATATGGTATTGCACCCCTCGCAAGTGCCCGTATCCTCGATGATTTCAAAGATCTGGATGAAGATAACGAACAGTCGCAACAGTTCAAAGAACATCTGGTGAAGTTGGGTTATCAAGATAGCTGCAAGAATCCTCGTTTCGAATTCGGCAAATTGGTGTCGGCTGATACCGCTATCCTGTTCCTTACCGAGCTTGCAGCGTGGGAAATGGCGCAGGCATACGAATGGGATTCCGTTAAGTCTATCGGCGGCTATCTGACAGGTCGTTTCGTTCGACCTTCCGATATGTCGACGGTAAGCGTCATGACGTTCTACAAGGCGAAGAACGAGTTCAAGCGCGCACGCGAAAGCTACTACAAAACGGGAACAATAGAAAACGGTGAGATCTTGAAATCGCTGGGCATTGCCGAAAGCATAGTCTCGCTCATGGAAACGGGAAACGCAACGGATTCCGAAGTCGATAGCGCATACCAGAGCACCAAGGCTAATTTGAACGCTCTGTTCGGCATCGAAGCATCGAACGAGTACCGGCGCGATACTGTGCTCACATCCAGTGGCATCGACTATGCGGGGGATATGGGAATTTCGAACGCTCCGAAGAACCCGAAAGCGTGGTACCAGTTCGGACAAAGAATCGTCGGATGGTCGAGAATCGCGCAGATCTTGAACATGCAGTTAGCCTATCCATACATCGAAACAGTTGTGAACGGGGATACCGATTCCATTAAAGTCGTTTGCAGGGAATCCAATAGGGGAAAAGTTATAAAGGCGATTGGAGTCTATTCAAATGCAGTTGACAATGCGAAACGGATAGTTCTGCGAAGGGTCGAGAGCGCATATCCCGATTACTACGACGAGCTGCGGAACATCGGGCATTACGAGTTGGAATTCGAGGTGAAGCGGTTCTGTGCATCATGGAACAAGGCGTACTGCACACATGACATAGATCCACGGGATGGGAAAAGGAAGTTCGCTTTCACCCTTGCGGGAATTCCAGCGCGTGCCGGCGTGAACCAGGCTGCAGATCAGTTCCATGACAGCGGTATGTCATACAGCGAGATTTGTTCCTTAATGTTGGGTTACAACATCACCTATGCGCATTCCGTTATCAGGCTCAACGCGCGGAGTTTTCCCGAATGGGGTTCGGCCTATGTGAGCAGCGTAACGGATTATCTAGGAAGGGTTACGAAAGTCTACGAACCTGCTGCATTGTGCTTGTACCCTATGAGCAAAACGGTGAACGATACGCGCAACTTCGAGAACCGCATCAACGGCGAGATAGCGAAGGCGAACAATCCGAAGATAAACACCGAACCTGTAGTGATATCGCGCAACGATGACAGATTCCTAATTGTGGAAATGGGGTTTTAGATGGTCAGATACTATGATTGGGACGCGACCTTTTCGAGGCAGACGGGAACGCAAGGCGAGTTTTGCATCGTTGCTGGCGGCAAGGGCATCGGAAAGACGTTCGGGCTGCGTCTCAAATGCATCAACGAGTACATCAAGAAAGGGTTTCGTTTCGTCGAGATCTGCAGAACCAAGGAAGAACGCTCCCAGGTCGAGGATGGTTACTTCTCGAAGCTGCAACATGATGGTTTCTTCAAAGACTATGTTTTCAAAGTCGAGAAGAACCAGGGATACATTGCACCGAAGCTGCCTAGTGACGATGACACTCCCGAATGGGAACTGCTCTGCTATTTCGTGGCGCTGACGGCCTTCCAGGTCGAGAAACGGCGAACGTTCACCGGTATGAAACGGTTCATCTTCGACGAGGCGGCAATCGATAGCAAGGACAGATACCATAAGTATTTGCCGAACGAGTTTCTCATCCTTGCAAATGTTCTTGATTCGGTATCGCGCGAACAAGCGGATTCGACGGCGTTCTTCAAAGTGTACTTGCTCATGAATTCGTGCGATCTGCTATGCCCTTACCTTCGAAACTTGGGGGTAAACAGAGTTCCAGAATTCGGTTACTCGTTCTACAACAACAAGTGTACCTTACTGCATTACGTCGAACCGTGGGACAGCGAGGAACGAAAAGCCAATACATTAGTCGGTCGAATGCTTGCAGGAAACGACGAAGCGCGGATGATATTCGATAATGAGTTCAATACCGGCGAGGATAGGGACGTTCGCAAGAAACCGTCGAACGCGCGGTTCTCTTACGGTTTGGTTTTCAATGCCAATCGTTACGGCGTTTGGATCGACTACAAGCGCGCATATTTCTACGTGACCGATTCCATTCCCAAGGACGGGAAACCCGTTTTCGCGTTGACGAAAAAGGACAACACCATCGATTACCAGGCCATCAAACGCACCAACGAGTATTTGAAGATACTTTGCGAAATCTACTACAAGGGCGGTTTGCGCTATTCCTCAATAGGAGTCAAACAGACGTTTCTGCAATTGCTTGAATTTTTGGGCGTTGTTTAGTTGACACAATTAATTATTAGTGTATTATGGTTCATGGTCTTGCAACCAACTAGAAAGAAGGGAAATCATGGGTTACAGGAAAATGCGGTTTCCGATAAGAACCGCAAACAAGGTCGAGTATCGGGACGGCTACACGTTCGATGCTTGCTTTTCCGATGGAACGCTGTTCGAAGTAGGTGTTTTCAAGAACGGCAAAAAGCAATGGAACGTTACCGAACTCAATACCGGTCTTGCTCTTTGCTATGGTGTTACCCGCATCGATGCAGTGAAGAAATTTCAAGATATCTATCTTTCGAAGCTCGAACGGTTGGTTATTAATAACGATTGGAACGTCTACAGCGAGAAAACAGCCGAATTCCAAGCCATGTTGAAAGAAGGCGCAAAATGACGGATTTGCAGGAGGGAGGTAACGCGATGACCGAGCTGCAATCGCTCTCCAAGCTCAAGACGGCGGGCAAGCTCCGCTACTGGCGCGGCACCATCGAGATACCAGAGAGCGAGCTTCACGCGATATGCGACGAGATTCAGGCCGAGTACGACAGGGCGGTTGCAGCGATGAACAAGGCCGCTGGCAACTGGGCGAAAGCAGATGAAGCATTGCTTAAGCTTAAGGTGGACATAAAGCCAGGAACCGAGTTAAAAGAAGGTCAAACGCTCCGTGTTGACAATAACGGGAATGTAACGCTCGAATGGCTGAGGGGTGATGCGGAATGACCGAACTGCAAATGTCTTGCCTTGTCTTGACTCTGTTCTCGTTAATCGTCATTTCCGGGTATGCGCTCTGGCGTGTTCGCAACTTGCAAATGCAGCTTGACGAATTGCGGCATGATCTCTTGAAGGTTAGGCGGTATCACCGATGAAACGATATCTCTACCAAAAGGACTACCACACGCCACCTTGGGCGATGGAGTATGAAGTCGAAAGCGCTATCGAGAACCGCACAATGGTTTACGTGACGATGTTTTCCGAAGAACTTGACAACGTGCGGAATGCGATAACGTTCACGGTTTCAGCTAAGACCCCTTTTAGTTTGGCGATGAAGATTCGAGACCATTGCATCGATAGGGGCATCACGTTCACGGAATGCGACTTCAATCAAGTCGAATGGGAAATGTCACGGTATTTTTAGGCTTGAACGGTTCAAAGGGAACCGTTAGCAGGATAGAAAGGACGAAAAGATGGGTTACTTTGCACAGTTCACTAACGAGGGCGTTCCGTTCATGGAGGGACGCGACAAGGGCGATAAGTCGGAGATCCTCGACAAGCCACTGCACATTGCCGACTTCGGTTTCATCAACGGAAATGACGGCAAGTTCGCCGTCATGCTGTTCGCCGAAATCCCCCACAAGTTCTATTTCGGCAATTCCATCATCACCGAGATGCTCGAAGCGGTCGAGCGCGACAACCAGCGCCAGGCTCTGAAGGAAGTTCAGATCACGTTCAAAGAGCGCAAGGCGAAGGAAAGCGGTCGAACTTACATCGCTTTCGATATCGACGAGAACGCAGCGCCGTTCTAATGTCCCCGGCTCCCGGCTGTTCTCGTTGTTAGCGTAGATTCTGACCTTGCGGCCTTTGAGTAGGCACAGACGCGCGTCACGGGCGGCCTTCCTTCCCTCCCGCCATTGCAAGCGTGGTCAACGTGGCACCGGTGCAGTTGGGGTTAAACATAGGGACGCTATTGACCGCTTATCCTCCTCGCGGCCGATAGCGTCCCTTCCTGTATAGAAAGGTAGGGTGCGAATGGGCGAGTATATCTATCGATCGCACGGTGAACCGCTGGTAAACGAGCACGGCGAAATACATCTGGCGCGCGCAGGTGGATTCGTGCGGTGCAAGGAATGCGAATCTTATCAGCCTGGTATGTACAAACATTTCACGTGCGAGTATTTGCATCTGTGGGCAGAGCCAAATGACTTTTGCGCCTGGGCAACGAGAAAAGAAAGGATCGAATGATGAGCGAGAACCAAGCAATTGACAACAATGTTACAACCGATGATAATGTTGTTACGGCTTCGAACAATGATGTTTCGAGCGCTGCAGAACTTATCGGTTCAGAGGATACAGCGTATGCGAAGATCATCGAAACCAAGGACGCTATCATGCTCGAAGCGGTCGAGCGCGACAACCAGCGCCAGGCTCTGAAGGAAGTTAAGATCACGTTCAAAGAGCGCAAGGCGAGGGAAAGCGGTCGAACTTACATTGCATTCGACATTGACGAGGACGCTACTCCGTTCTAATGTCCCCGGCTCCCGGCTGTTCTCGTTGTTAGCGTAGATTCTGACCTTGCGGCCTTTGAGTAGGCACAGACGCGCGACGTGGGCGGCTTCCTTCCCTCCCGCCATTGCAAGCACGGTCAACGTGGCACCGGTGCAGTTGGGGTTTAATTGGGGCGCTATCGGTTGCAATCCTCCTTGTGGCTGATAGCGTCCCTTACTGTATAGAAAGAAGATGACAGATGAGCGAATGGCTGAATACGACAGGGCGGTTGCGGCGATGAACAAGGCTGCTGGCAACTGGGCGAAAGCTGATGCCAAGCTGAGGGGTGATGCGGAATGGGCGAGTATATCTATCGATCGAACGGTGAACCGCTGGTAAACGAGCACGGCGAAATACATCTGGCGCGCGCAGGTGGATTCGTGCGGTGCAAGGAATGCGAATCTTATCAGCCTGGTATGTACAAACATTTCACGTGCGAGTATTTGCATCTGTGGGCAGAGCCAAATGACTTTTGCGCCTGGGCAACGAGAAAAGAAAGGATCGAATGATGAGCGAGAACCAAGCAATTGACAACAATGTTACAACCGATGATAATGTTGTTACGGCTTCGAACAATGATGTTTCGAGCGCTGCAGAACTTAGCGGTTCAGAGGATACAGCGTATGCGAAGATCATCAAAACCAAGGACGCTATCATCTCGACTTACGAGAAACAGGTCGAGAGCTTGAACGCACAGATAGCAACCTTGATTCGCAACGGCGCAAGCATCACCGAACAGCCGAAAACACCCGAAGCGGAACAAGCAACGCAAGGAACACCCGTACACAACTTCATGGGCGGTTTCGGTCACGGAATCGATGCATACGCTGATAGCGGTTTCGACGTGAAGAGCCTTGGATTGGAAATAGGCAAACACGACAAGTAAAGGAAGTGAACAACGATGGCTGTTCTCAACTCCACCATCTTGGAACGCGCGTGGCTTTCCGGTAGCAACGATTACCAGCAGCGCATTCCGAACCCGTCCACCAGCTCCTATGCGGAGCACGTCGCGGCTATCTTCGACCCCATGAACAACGATTTGTTCAACCAGTTCACGGGTATGCTCAACGGCCTCATCGGCACCACGGTCGAGAGCGATCTCTTCGAGAACCCGCTGGCGGTTCTGAAGAAGCCCGCTATCCGCTTCGGCAACTCCGAACGCGCGGTCGCTTTCAAGTACCTGCAGGCGCACAGCTACGCACCCGACACCGAAACGCTGCTCCACGTCGAGAAACCCGAAATCGTTGAATGGTTCTACAGTGTCGGCACCCCTCGACGTTACGAGTTCTCCTGGTCGCGCTACGAGCTGGAACGCGCTTTCGCATCCGATGGCTTCGGCTTCGATGACATGCTCACGGGCATCATCTCGCAGATGTACAGTTCTGCGAACTACGACGAGATGAACATCATGTTGCAGATGTTCGCAGAGGCAAACCATCGTTTCGGCGCTCTGTACAACTACAACCTTTCGGCAGCTCCGACCACCGAGGCAACCGCGAAGGAACTGCTCACGGGCATCCGAGCGGTTGCAGGTCGCATGAAGTTCCCGACCACTCTGTACAACCATATCGACGTTCCCGTTCATGAGAACGGCGACGGCCTCGTTCTGTTCATCACCCCCGAGGCGATGGCGAACCTCGACGTTCAGGCGCTTGCCTACGTGTTCCAGCTCGATAAGGCGGATATCCAGTACCGCATCATCGAGGTACCCGAGTTCCCGATTGCAAACGTGGTCGCGGCACTCTGCTCCGAGGACTTCATCTATGTGCGCGACGTGCGCAACGGCATCGAGCCCCCGTTCTACAACCCCGAGAACCTCACGTACAAGTACTACTACCACGTGGCGCAGCTCATCGGCATCAACCCCGCTGCAAACTGCGTCCTGTTCTCCACGAATGCAGGTACGAACGTCCCGACCGTCACCATGAGCCTTACCGGAGCGGCGTTCTCGCCCGATACCGGCACGGTCGAGATCGGCGGCGAGCTGAAGACCTACTTCGCACTTGCCGGTTCGGTTTCCAACGGCAAGGGCATCGTTTCGGTCGAGCCCGATTCCGCTACTTACACGGTTGCAGCGGCGCGCAGCGGTACGGCTATCCCGCTCAACTCCCGAACATACGTTGATTCCTACGGTGTTCTGCACGTCCAGAAGACTGGCCTTCAGGCTAACGATGTCATCACCATCACGGGTACGGCAACCTACACGAACCCGTCTGGTTCGACCTCCACTTACACCGACACGTTCGCGGCAACGGTCACGGCTGCAACCGGTCAGGCCACCAAGAGCGCACTCGTCGATACGGCTCAAAAGCTCGTCTACACCAAGGAAGACGACGCGATTCTCAATCCTTCCGAAGTGAACGCGGAACTTGCAGATATCGACGATAGGCTCGATACCCTCGAAGCGTAGTTTCGTTTCGCGTTAGATGGTAAAATGGGCGCAACTGTAAAAGGTTGCGCCTTTTCTTTTTAGAAAGGAATGAAAATGGCTATCGATTCCCCGAAGAACGATTTCGCAGAGAAGCATCGTTGGCTCACCTATGCGGATGAACCCGATACCGTTTACGACGGCTCGAAGATCCTGGATGGTTCGGTTACGACCGACAAGCTTGCGGATTATGCCGTCACGACCGACAAGATCGATGACGAATCCATCACGACAGTGAAACTCGATGATGGAGTAATCACTACTCCCAAACTTGCAGACAGTGCGGTTACAACGGAAAAACTTGCAGATGAAAGCGTCACATCTGAAAAACTGGATAATTCGATTTCCAGCGCAATCGGAACGAAAGTTTTCAATAGCTATCTTGGGAGAATTGCAGCATATGGCGGTTCGAATCCGCAGGGCATGTGCATGATAGATGCAGATAACGCGCTTGCCTTCGTCACAAACTCAAGCACCACGAACACCGCCGTCGGGTTTTTCGTAAACATCAGGACGGGTGTTATATCGGATACCGTCACAACATCTTACGGGCATTGCAACGGAGTTGCATACAACCCGACAACGGAACAATTTTGGATAACTCCAAACTACGATTACACCAACGCAAAAGCGCCTATCAACAAGATTTACCTTTGCAACAAGACAACACTTGCGAAAGAATCCGAATTGACGTTTTCCTTCAATCCCCATTCGGTCGCAATTGACAAAGTTACCGGCGAGATTTGGATTACAGCGGAGGAATCGAGCCCATATGCCATAAAGCTTTACAAATACAACCCGAATACACCGGAAAGCCCGGAATACATCGGCACGATCAATCAGAGCATTTCCAGCAATGCGGATATTTACGGCAAGGTTTCGGGCGCTTTGGGCACGCAATGCATAGGCGCATATGACGGCGCGTTGTATTACATGGTCGGTGGTTATGCAAATTGTCTGCTCAAGATAAACAGCAGCGATGCAAGCATTGACGGCGTTATCGATATTGATGATCAATGCTTCATATACACACTTGCGGAGGCGGAATCGTTCGATTTCACACCAAACGGCACAATCATCCTGTACGGCAATTCCAGGTTGCTGACAACCGATCTATACGCAACGTTCTCGGCATTGACCTACAACGACAAAGTCATCGAGTCATACACGAACGATAAATTCGGAGCATTGAACAACATACGGGTTTTCGTCGATGGTTCGAATGCGGAGAATTACAACATCTATCAAAACGGAAGCGAAGATTATCCGTTTGCAACTTTCGCCGAAGCGCTTTGCGCGGCGCAATACAGGCGCGGGATGGTAATGGTGAAAAAGACCGTTAAATTCGAAACGGCGCTTTCAGATTACAACGAGGCGTGGGTTATCGACGTAAGAGGCGTTGATGCCAATTCGAAACTCGTGTTCACCAAAAGGAACTATTTCAACTGCGACGTTCATATCGAGGGCAATTCAAATGCGAACAGGCTGCAGATAGAACGAGCTGTCGAAGGAACGACGCAATTCGAATATCCGTGGGTTTTCTACAGAAACTTATATTTGAAACGATGCACGATTAACTGCAGCAACATTTATCATTACCTGATGAGGCTTAACGGCGTTGGCCTGTTCGATTATGTTTCTTTGACAAATGCCGAAAACCTATACGCAAAGAACGTTGATTGCCAAAGCCGTGGCATTGCAATTGGAGTGAGTTCCGACGTTACGGTAAATTCACCCGGTACGTTTTTAACACCGCCAGCATAGCAAGTTATCAGCGCTCATCCTCACGATGGGCGCTTTTCTCCATACATGCTAGAATATGCACAACATATAGTTATTCGTGCTTGGGGTGCACATGAGCAAATTTCCGCATTTGACGGCGAACGGCAACGAGAGCTCGTTTCCAGACGTTTCGAACATCAGGACGTACCAATACGACAACAAGTACGATTACTCGAAGTTCGATACGGTGCAGATGGATATAACCTTGTGCAAAGTTCCTTGGGACATGGGAGAGGCGCACATCGGGAACCGCACAATATCCGGTATCGGCAATGTGGTTCACTTCGGGTCGAAGAAGGAACGCGACAAATGGTTCGACAAGATCCCCGATTCCGAATGCTTCAGGTTCGCCACTAAATACAGGGAACTGCATAGGGACAATGCAATCGTCGTTCCGATTCCATACGACGTTGCAGCGCGCTACAACTACATTGCCGTGTATTACGAGCCGATGGCGAGCACCGAGAATCCCGTCATGTACGAAACATCGGGCGGGATCGATGCATGGTTCTGGTTCGTGCGCGAGGTCGAGTTCCTATCCCCCAACAGCACCAAACTTCATTTGCTGAACGACGCTTGGCAAACTTTCATCTACGACATGGACATTCCCTACATGATGTTGGACAGGGGACATGCACCCATGCATGAGACGAGCGTTTCGAAGTATCTGGGAAACCCCGTTTCCAATTGCCAATACCTGTTGGCACCGGAGGAAAACGAACCCGAACCGCCGAGGATAACGACCAGCACCCATGAACACGTCTTCAATTCGGGAAACATGTATGCGGTCATCGTGACAACTGCGGTTCCCGCTGGAACATGGGGTTCGAAATCGGACAACACATGGACTGTTCCAAGTTCGCAAGGCGTTTTGCAGGGCGTTCCGTCGTATAGAGCGTTTGCAATCGCAGCGGGTTCTTTGAGCGGGTTTCTAGGTGCAGTTGACAAGCAGTTCATCCAAACCGTTCAGGCGGTTTGCTTCGTGTCGGACGAGATGATCTCGTTTGGAACCTCGTTCACGTTCGGCGGGTACACGTGCTATTACGTGTCGGGTTCGTACAAGCAAGCGACGGTTCACACATTGAGCCAGGGCGATTTCGGGTATTCGAGCGCCTACAAGAACATTGCGAAACTGTACACGTATCCTTACGCAGTCATCAGGCTGACCGACCAGGACGGCAACCAAACCGACGTGCGAATCGAGGACACGAACGGAAAGATACAACTTGATTATTGCGTTTCGCTCGTATATCCTTGGCTGAAGATAAACGCGCAGATCACCAGCACGGGCAAAGCGTCGAGACGGAACATCACATTCGAGAACGTCACGGCGCGCACCATGCCAATTGGCGGAAATTGGCACGATCTGCTTTTCTCGTTCGATATCCCGATGTTCGCAGTGACACAAGGCGCGGGAGACGTGAACGATTACGCGACGCATTACGACAGGTTGCAACAGGCAATTGCAGCAGATAACGCACAAGCGAACCAACAGGCGAACGCGGACAACATAACCAACAACGCAGCGTTGCAAGCGGCAGCGAACAGCAGCATTGCGGCAATTTCGAACACCAGCACGGCAACTGACAGCAACATCACGCAAACATACAACAGCGCAGCGGCAACGGGTGCGAACTACATCATTGTAGCGAATGCGACCTCCACGATCGCAGCGGCAGACCAACAGGCGACGATCGGCGCGGTTTCATCGGTTGCACAGGGCGCAGTCGGTGCAATCGGCAGCGGAAACGTAGCCGGCGCGATAGCTTCGGTGGCCGGCGGCATCATCGGCGCAGCCGGGACGATGGCATCGGTCAGCGTTGCGAATGCACTAACATCCGCACAATCGGGAAACGCGCAAACATCGAACAACATGCAAGCGTTGAATTCGAACATTTCGACGAACGCGAAATCGGGAATGCAGCAAACGGCGGTTTCCGATACTGCAGCAGCTCAAAACGCGCTCGTAACGGGCAGCGCTGCGAACACGTCGGCAACCTTGTACGCGAATGCGGCGCGCGACCGTTCTACGGTATCGAGCGCGATTTCGAACCAACAGGCACAGGCGGCAATCGGCGAACCTTCGACGTTCGGGGACTTCCAAAACGGCGATTACGCCACGTCGAGGCCGCTTGCGTTGTTCTCCAACGTCATCACCCAAGACGATTACACCATCAGGAAATGCGGGGATGATTTCCTCCGCTACGGCTACTCGTTCGGGGCGCAATGGAAGTTCAACGGAAATTGGTGTCCGATGCCGCATTTCACCTATTGGAGATTGACCGATTTCTGGGTGAAGGGACTTCAGATTCCCGATATGTACGTCGATAAACTGCGGTTCTTCCTTTTCGGCGGGGTCACGGTTTGGAAGAACCCCGACGATATCGGACACGTTACAATCTACGAGAATGTTTAAGGGGCGAACATGTCAATCGAAGATATTGCGAACAAGATGGAAAAGTTCACGCCGGAGGAAACCGACAGGATTAACCAGCTCGCAGCGGGCAATGTCGAGAACATCACCGATGAAGACCTGCAGCTTTATTCCCGTTGGCAAACCTCGGTGGCACTTGCTCAAGCACAGTACGAGGCGGAACGCGCAGCGGCCGAAGCGGAAGCACAGGCCAGGATAGAACAGGCGAAGGCGCTTAACGATGCTGCAGTTGCAAACCTCGAAGCGCAACGGGATCTCGCATACGCACGGTTGGAGGCGGTGAAGAATGGGCAAATCTAGAAACAGGGCGAGGAACAAGCGCGGCGAGTTCTGGCAATCGGATGTTTACAACCGTCGAGCAGAAGCCAAGAACTTGTCTATGCTTCTATCCCTTGCGATGAACCGTTTCCGCTGGGTCAACCTACCCGATACATGCGACGAACGGTTCCTCGAAATGACATTGCATAGAACGGGCGTGGCTACCATCTGCCACGCGCAGAACATGCCCGATGTTTGGCAATCGCTCATTGCGTCCCCTTATGGCGAATTCAACGCATACGGCATTCCCGTGAGATGGCGCGCTACCGGTTACGACCAAACCAACTACGACGTTTCAACCGAGAACGGCGAGTTGGTCTATTACTCGTTCTCGCGCACGAACCCTTGGAACGCCTTGGAGATCTTCGCAAGGAAACTCACTCACTACGAGCGAACCGAGGATGTGAACCTTTTCCACCAGCACAAGCCGATGGTCTTCATCGCTCCACAGGAAAAGAAGTTGGAACTTGCCAACATGCTGAAACAGGTCGCGGGAAACGAACCCGCAGTTCTTGGTGATACGAATTTCGCCGACCTTGCGGCGAACGTGACGAAAATCGACACCGAGGTTCCGCTGATCGTCGAGGAACTGGCAAAGGGAAAGCAGAACGTCTTTTACGACGCCCTGCTCTACCTTGGCATTCCACATCTTGCCTTCGAGAAGGGCGAGCGCATGATCGAACACGAGGTCACGGCGAACACCGCACCGACAAACATCATGCTGTTGGATTGCCTTCAAGCGAGACGGCAAGCGGCGAAGGAGCTGAACAAGCGGTTCGGATTGAACATAGAAGTGTACTTCAACGATGATTGGGAATCGTACAATTACAACTACGAGAACAACCTCGAAGCACTTGCGCAGGACAAAGTTATTCTAAGCCAAGATGAAAGTTTCAGCGGCTTGATTGGTGGTGCTGAAAATGAGTGATTTCCATTACATCATCGAAGATGGGAAAATCGTCAACGGTTACGAGGACTACAACGCACCCGAATACGCATTTCCCCCTAACCACATGGGGCAGGAATGGGAAACATTCGACGCTAACGATTGGAACAAATCCGAAATGCTCGATTACACCGGGCAGATGGAAAGCCATGCGGTGTACACGGTCGAGCTGTGCGAGCTGATGCAATCGGGAGCGTTCGACTGGTCGCGGCCTGAACTCGATTGGAGCGAAGCGGCTTACAACGAAGAACAGTACGAGCGATTCTGCAAATACTTCGAGATGCGTTTCATGTTCCGCGAAATCGGCATGTTGCCACCTTTGCAATGGTTCACCGCATTCAAGCGCATGATGGTATACGAGCTGATGCCGAAATACATTCCCTTGTACGCGCAGGTCGAAAGCGGCCTCGCGCCACTTGGAGAGAACGAGTATTACAAGGAACGTCATATTTCGAGCGCATACCCTGAAACCCTGCTTTCGGGCAACTCCGACTACATCACATCGGGCGAGGACAGGGAATTCGAACGCGTGAAGGTGAACAACGCAGCCGAAGCCCTCGAAAGCTATAGGAACGGCTTTAGAAGCGTTGATGCGGCTCTAGGAGACGAGTTGGAAGTTCTTTTCATCAGCATGTATACTAGCTATGCAAATGCCCTTTAGAAAGGATTTGAACATGTCTACAGTTGAAATCGAAACGGGTCGTTACGTGAAACGGTTCGAATTTTGGAATCCTGCAACATGGTCTATTCCCAAACTTTATTGGGATGCATGGAGCCAGGAACAACGGCTTCACGCGATCTGCAGACAGCTCGAAAAGGTGATCGGCTATGCGGATTACCTTGGAGTGAACGTAGATGATATTGCAGCGCGTTTGAAGGCAATCGAGGAGGGACAACTCGACGAATGGATCATCGAGAACATCGAGGAATGGTTTGCGGAAAACGAACCCGAAATCCTGGAATCCCTCCGAAGCTTGCAATCTTCCCTACCGTCTAGCGCTTTCGATTCGGAAAACACGGTGAAAGACAGCATCGATGATTTGGATTCGAGAACGACCGACAACGAAGAAGCAATTTCGGGCAATACGGGAAACATTGCAACGCTTCAGGGAAAGCCGAACAAGAACAACCTCAACATCGTTTGCATCGGTGACAGCTACGGTCGAGGGGTTGGAGGATCGCTTGGATGGCCTGATTACCTCCAATCGTACATGGGATGCAATTACATGCTAAACATCTCGAATTCGGGCGCGGGTTTCGTAGCAGAAGGACACTCAACACCATACGAGGGAATGACGTATTCCCAGCAAGTAACATATGCTGCAAACCACCTCACCGACGGAATGACCGTTGACGATATCGACCTGGTTATCATCGCAGGTGGTTACAACGACCACGCGCAATCTGACGTATTCACCGCAGCTCGTTCGACGGTGCAGAACGCATACAGCAAGTTCCCGAACGCGAAGGTTCTGTTCTTCCCACTGGTCGCAGGTGATCGGTCTATGGATGCATCCTATTGGTCACATTACCAGAACATGACGTGGGGATGTGGGTCGCGCGGTGCTGCAACGTTCCCCGGTGCGCTGTTCTGGTTGTATCCATGGACGATTACAACCTCGTACGGTGATAACATCCACCCGAACGATGACGGGTATCGATACATCGGTCAATTGATGGCCTCATGCGTGCAAAGCGGTAACATGCCCGCAATATGCACGACATGGGGTGCATCGGCTGAAAACTTCTCGTTTGCAGAGGATGCAACAAACGAGAATTTCCGTTGCGGTTCAACGGACGCATTCGGCTGGTTCGGAGGTTGCATTAAGAGGACAGGTTGGGGCAATTTGTGCACATTGCCCAGTTACTTGAGGCCACCGAACACAACCTATATTCTCGCGTTTTTCTACCAGGATTCGACACATCACGGAATCGTCAGACTACGCAACACGTCGAACGGAGTTATTGAAGTGTTCCAAGTCGAGGCAGGAACGTACGATAACACGGTCGAAGCAAGTTTCTACATTCCGAGACAAACCATTCCACTGGGTCGAATCTTGAGTTAAAATAAACGAGGCCAAACAAGCAATCATCTCGGTTCACCACATAGGCCACTCGAGCACCTCCGGCAGACATGATCTCCCGGGGGT